TGCCCTTCTCACCGCCACCAGCAGACTTTTCAATCTTGGCATAGTTCTTGCCTGGCTTGCCAATGTCTTTGCCAGCGGCAGCATCTTTTGCTGAGTAGGATTTTGTTTTGGCTTCTAGCGTGTTGCTTTGGGCCATTCCGCCTGTGCCATCTTCCATTAATGATTTAAGATCTTGACCAAGTGCTTGCTCAAGAGTTTTTTGAGTTTGAGTTTTAGCGACTGCTTTCTCTACACTCTCGGTGATCTGTTTATCGTCAGCACGGATGCCGTTTAGTCGTTTGTTGAGGTCGTAAAAGAATGACATTATTGATAATTCCCTGATGGTTGTGCGCCAGTGGCTGGCTTGCGTGGACGCTTCTCTGCGTGAGTCATTGGGCTATCATCACCCATTGGTAATTGGTTTGTTGTTTCTGCTGGGCGAGTCTTACCGCCGGCAATTTCAAAATTACTGCGATAAGAATTTTTTAGCACTGCATGATCATATGGATCAGCGGAGTAATCTTTAATCAATTCTTTTTGTTTAGCATCATCGGCCGGATATGGCGCTGTCAAAACTGGATCAGGTTGTGCTTCAAGTTTTTCTTGATACTCAGCATTGTTATCATCAAACACAGAAGTTTGCATGATAATTTTATTTTCATCAAAGCCTAGCAGTCTAGCAATTTGTTTGATCTGTGGCTCGATGGCTGGATAGCGTAACTTGACATCAAAGCTAGTGACTTTTTCATTTTCAAACGCTGGGAAGTCAGCTGGTTTGGCTTGAATTGGTGTTGATTTTTGATCTCCAACAGATTCTGGATCGAACTGGGCAAGTCTGCTCTTAAGTTCATTGTAGAATCCAGCTGGAATATCGCCAACTATTTTGATGCGATAGTTGTATGTTCTTTCGCTCTCGGCGAGGTATGATCTAAAGTTTTTCATTTTACAATTCCCTATGTTGTATTTATGCTACTTGTCTTTTTCGTTGTTTTCGGGTTGTTGCTCGCGTGGGCCCAGTAACCGTTCTAACAAGTCATTGCGTGTTAGGATAGTGCCTTCTGCTGTGGGTATTTCGTCCAGTTTGCCCTGAGTTTTAGCAGCATCTTGATCCAACTTTAACTTTTTAAGTTGCAAGTCAATCATTTTTAATTTTTTGTTTAACTTGGTTGTTTTAGCTTGTAGGGCGTGGCCCAACATAGTACCTGCTACAGCAAACAGTTCAGAACTGAATCTACTGTCAACATTCATTCCTAAATCACTTAAATTTTGAAAACTTTCTTTTGCCAGTTCGGCTATTTCATCTAACTCTCGATCAGAAGACTCTAAATCACGAATAGCAGGAAGTGCTTCGTCAATTTTGTCAATGGTGGCATCAATTTCAATAATAGCCGAACGAGTTTCTTCCTGTGTCATGGTTTCACTAACAGATTCTGTGGTATTCTGTAATTGATCAAAGCCAAATAGTTCTTCAAGACGGCGAGTCATAATACAGTTTCCTTATCTAACCATACCCGTTTACCGTTTATCAGCTTCCACGTTTTTCCGCGATGATTGTCGGCGGCTCTTAGCATATTTTGTATGCTTCTTGCACGTTTAGCTTCAATAGCAGCTAATAGCTTAGGAGTTTTAGTTTTTGCTTTTCCTGTCATTCCTTTACGCATATTTTCAATACGTTGCGTAGTGTAGCTATCAGGGTGGCAGCAGGAGTTTTTCATTCGAGCTGTTTTTTCTTCTGTTGATAATTTTGCTAATATTTCTTTGTTTGTTTTACTTAACTTTGCTTTGGATACATCAGACCACGTGCCGCCACACCCGTCTTCTTCTTTTAAGTTAGCCCATTCTTTGCTTTCTACTACATTCCACAATACGCTATAATATTTGCCCCAGTAGCTGAGTTCTTCCTCTGTAGAGCACTCACGAAGTATTTCTGTATCTACCATGTTACCATTTTCATACAAATGCGTAGCCCAGTCTATGCCCGATCCGGGATATGAATAAGGATCTTTGGATATTGTTTTGCCAAGATATTTTAACCCTGTAACACGATGGGTCTTTACATACAAGTAGATAGTCATACCGTTATTTACTTCTTTTTATTGCCTTGTCTAAATATGTCGTCTTCGGTAATTACTCGAAACACCAGCCCGTTGGCTCTGGCCCAACGTGTCGCGGCATCCCATTTACAGTAGTTTATAGCAATGATAGCCTTGTCGCGATCCTTCATTTTGGATTCAACGATGCTTTGAGCTTTGGGTTTGATTTCAATCAGCTCTGCTCTTGTGGTATCATTTGGACCGCGATATGTTACCAAAAAATCTGGAACATACATGGTCATTTTTCCTGTGAGTGGATGGCGATAAGGAATACGAACTGCTTCTGATGCCCAGTTGATAACGTTGTCGTTGCTGTCAAGGAACATCATAAAAGTCATTTCCCATCCTGAACGATAACGTGGAGCTCCTTTGCCCACATACTTTGCTGTATTTTTTACTGCGTATGTTCCCTGGCGAAAGTTTGCCATAGCGTTACTGCCTGATGTTTCGTGCTACGTAGAAGTTTGGAGTGGTTGGGGCCTTGATGCCCAGCATGGTTGCCGATGATTGCAAGGTGTTTAGATAGTAGGCAAAGGTCAATGTAATTTGAGGAAGGTCTGAACCTTGTGCTTGTACTTGTTGTAGTAGCTCCTGAGCAGAAATGCCTGACGCATTGCTGATTCTAAATAGTGTTGCCGCAAAATTTTTAGCCTGTTGTTCAGTAGTGAATACACTTCTAAAATAACTGTACACTACATCATACTCTACAGCCGAGATAGATTCACGATAGCGATAAAAATTATCAAAAATTTGAACTGTGAGATCAATACTGGGGTTGGTTGTGTTAATGGTGTTGTTGGCCATGATCAAGGTCCTCCATTAATTCCGTTAGACGGTGGCAATGTGGGTGCCTTAGGAAAAATCATTCCGTTGGCAGCATTGACACCTTGGCGTACTGCGTTAGGTACTGAATACAAGGCAAGGTTGTAAGCGGCTTGATTTAAATCGGCCCGCAAAATTTGATTAAGATTTCTGTTTCTAAATGTGTTGTATGCTGTGCCGGCTGTTTGGACTGCTCCAAGAACATTTTGTAATCCACCTTGGCCTGATGCCAACGCTTGTAAGTCTTGGATACCACCAATGGCAGCGTCGATGAGTCCGCCTTGACCAAATACTGTGGCTGTGCCGCCTGGACGAGTGATAGCCGATGGTGTGGTGTCGTAGTGTGCTGGATCGGCAAAGCCGGCCACAGTATTGCTAGGCTTGGCTCCGCCAATGGCGCCGGAATAATATTTTACAGTTTCGTATTCAATGGTCACATCGTTTTGCATGGTGCCAGCACCTTCGTTGTAATCGTAGGTATCGCTGCCCCAGGATGAAATCAACGGATTAATCAAGGTCCAAGCGGCAAACTTCTTCTGATTCAATCCATAGATTGTGATATCACGAAAGAATGGCGGTTTGCCAGATGTGCCACCGCTGCCTGTGTTGGTACCGTCTGAATAACTTTCGCCCATGAAGCCCCAATTACTATTGGTGATACTTTGTTCGTAGATGTTATTGTAGTTGTAGTCGCCACCGTTGCTTAATGTTTGTAATTTACCAATAGTGCCAGCGGTTGCTGTCACATTGTTGTAGGGCATGGTGGCATCTTTGTAGTAGTATGTGTAGTAGTTGTACCACATATTACGAATCAAATCTGATTGGTCGTCGTGGAATGTCACGCGACTTGGCTCATAACGAATCTTTGACTGTACTAATCTTTTACGATTGTATTGATTCATCGTGGCCACATCGATTTTAAATTTAGGTAGCTCAATGTTTTTAACCATCAGGCCAATGGTTGCTACTTCACCTGAACCATATGCGGCCTGTAATGCTGGAATTTGTGCTGTGTTGATGTTGAAGAAAACGTGGAATAAGAACTTAAACCTGGGTGTAAGTTCGTATCCGTTTGTTTCAAAAGTTTTACTAGCGTGAGTGTAGTCTTTTAGACCAGGAACACTGACCGCACCTTGGGCGAATTGCTGTAGAAAGTCTCCGCCTTGGCCGAAGTAGCCGGTACCCATGGCGTTTAGCCTATGCCAGCGCCGGTAGCGATATCACCAAGTGTACGAGCAATAGTAGTGCCAACACCTTGACCAAGTGGGTCTTGAATTGCGTTATCAAATTTGATTGTGATACTGATACGCATTGCTTCAGATGTTCCGTAGTCAGCACCGTTGTAGTTAACGTCACTTAGGTAGCAACCTAATAACTGCCAAGTTTCTAGCACAACCGGAGCTTGTGTACCATTGCCGCCGTCTAATATTTCAAATTGTGTAATAAATTTATAGTCAATACCAGAACTAGCACTTGATTGTTCCATAAAGTCTAACTGCTTCTGTAACTGCTCGCCTACCAATTTAGAAACATTACCGCCTGCGTCATCACGAATATCGCAGGTAACGTCGTTCCATGTGTACTTGCCAGCAAGTTTAATTGTGGAGTTGTACACTGGCAGTTTGATTTCTTCAAAGTTAACGTGCGGACGATCAAACTTAATGACCTGTTTTGTTAATTCTGTTGTAGGTGTACTAACGCCAAAGTTCAAAAACGTAACGCGAAAGCGATACGATAGTTTTGGCATTAACAAACCTTGTGTTGGCGAGCTTTGATCACTTGCCAGAGGCACGGTCATATTAGTTAACGATGATGTTGCCATTGTTTAATCTCCTGTATACTTTTATTTAGCTTATTTAATTGGGCAAAAATATTGCTATCTTTGCCCGTTTTCTTTAGGCAGTGGCCGCACTAGCAATACTTCCAGTATTCTGGATACGCATCGGAATGTAGATGAACTCAACTGCTTTCACTGGCTCGATTGCAATGTCAACCCATAATTGATTTTGATCAATACGGCTTGGAGTATTATTTGTACTATCGCAAACTACCAAGTAATCATACAAACCACGTTTAGCTACTAAATCAATCATTAAACTGGTAATAGCGTTACTAATTTGCTGACGTGTAATTTGATCGTTTGGCTCAAACAAGTATTGTTTACCAATGGTCTCTAAACGACCACGGATAAATGCCACTAAACGAGCTACGTTGATACGATCTAGCGCACTTGCTGTGCCTTGTAGGGTCTTGTTACCAAAGTTAGTGATGCCAACACCTGGAATGTAGGTAATTGGATTGACTTGATTTTGATACAGCACATCACGTAGGCCTTGTCCAACGCCTAATACTTGGAATTCGCCTGTGGTAGATTCAATGTAACCCAATTGCAATGCGTTGTCAACAACACCACGACGTGTACCAGCAGGTGCCCACCATGGATATGATTGCTCATCGCTGCGGATAATCGTACGGATCATCATGTGACTTGGGCAAGTAACAACTAAGCTACCAGTCAAATCTGTTGCTTGGCAACTTGGATAGAACGCACCAGCATAACTGCTGTTGGTTAATTTGCCATCGCCGGTTGTTAGACCTAGACCGCTGTTGTTTGTTGCCCAGACTACCACATCAGCTGGTGATAAACGCAACGGAGTATCAACAATTACAAATGCTGTGTTGTTGCGTTCGTCGTTTAAGGCTGCCATGTTAGGTGCTAATTCTGGATACTGTGGGCAAGCAATCAAGTTGAAAATAAACTGCTCTTCACGTACTGTGGTATTGGAATCAATACCGGCACGTAATGCCTCAACAATGATAGAACGTTGAGCTTGACGGCCCATGTACGGGCTGCCATCGGCCTTGTTGCCACTTGCTGTGACCCAGGCATTGGTTTCTGTTGGTAATGTAACATCTGGGAATGTTGTGGAATTAAAGTAATTGACTTCAAATGTCTTGACATTAAACCCACTACGACGAGTGTTCCATAACAAAATGCCATCTGGATACAATGCTGGATTAGGAGCATCTATGTCTAGATAGTTGCTGGTCAGCAAACTTTGGATGGTTGGTATTGGATCAGTGATTGGATTTGTAGTGCCATTTGTTGCCCAACGAGCATCTTCAAAAATAATACCACTTGACTGATTATTGTTAGCGTTGTCAATTTGTACCCATTGATCTTCGCCGTTGACAGTCTGCCAACGATACAGCAATGGATAATTTTCTAAGTCACTGGTGTTGACCCACAAATCACCCAATACCAATGGACTCTGCGCTGTGTTAGTTTGCGTAGTTGGAGCTGTGGCACTGATAATAGGGCCTGTAGCATTGGTCAAACTTAGATTGTAACCACGAGTATCTAGTGTACAATTTTGATAACCAACCCATGCGCCATTGAATTGGATCATGATATCAGCCTGTGTTGGATCACTGTAGTACCAGTATGTACCGTTGTCTGGATCTTGATCAGGTCCTGTGTCAGAAGCTGTGTAGGTAAAGGTAGGAGTACTTACCCAGTTAGATAAAATCAAACCAGTGACCACTCCGCTTACAAAATTTGGTCTTACCAAGAAAGTACTAGTAGTAAAACCAGCAGCGGTAACTGGAGTGCCGGTGACGTTTGTTAAAATAATTGTTCCACCAGCTGAGTGTGTGAATACAATAGCACCGGTGCTGCTTACTGAAGCACTAACATAAGGAACATTGGCAGCACTGACCGCAGAAATAAAATCTGCTGTGGTAGTTCCAGACAATGTTACTGTAGTGGTTACTGGGGTTGCTGTGCCAGGTTGTGTTGCTTGGATGGTAAATGTATTGCCGCTGACAAAGGTCTGGCTAGTGTTACTACCAGTGACCACTGTGGCTCCAGTGGTGTATCTTTCAAGAATCTGGAAGCCAGATGTTTGATTTGACTGTGGATTAACACGACCATATGTTGATCCAGCTGGAATATTTTGTCCGCCGCCAGATGGGTCTGTGTTGTAGTCAGCAGCAAAATCGCCTGTGTAAATTGGGCAAGCCTGCGCAACAAACACACCCAGTGTTGAATTGAATTTCTTTACAACAAGATTAGTGCCAAGATTTACATTGGTAATTTTTTGCCAGATAGATCCGGTTGGACCTGGAATTGGATCGTATGTATTCCAGCGCGGAACTGTGTAGTTTGGACTTGCTTGATACAGTACGGTGGCATAACTACCTGGAGTAATACCCAGGGTTGTCAAAGGTGTTCCTGAAGTGTTGGCAATAGAGATTCCACTATTTGTTGCTGTGGTGTCGCAATACAAGTTTAATGCGCCATTGATATTGGCAGCATAAACTCCAGTAATGGCCAGTGCGTCCAAGGCATTGACAATACCAGTTACAGTATTATTTGGTGCTGTTGGAACTGTCACTGTGGTACCATTGATTGTAAATGTTTGTCCAACTGTGATACTGCTTGTAGTTGTTGTGCCTTGAACCGCAGGAAATGAGGTGTGCCATTCGTTGCTACCAACCAATACCCAAGTATTGTACAAATCAGATTGATCTGTAAATGAAGTTTGTGATGCTTGTGGACCGCCACGCTTGTAGTATGTAGGATTGTATATATTAGTAGTAACAACCGCGTAGTCGCCAATACTGCCATATGATTGCAATGGAACAGTTGACCCAGTTTCTAAGTCAGCAGTATCAGTGATGACCAAAGGAATTTGATTAGTAAATAAACCAGTAGTTTGGTTCCACTGGAAAATACCCCAGGCTGTGGTTGATGTGTCAAGCCAATATGTACCATTGTTTGGAGTACCTACTGGGCGACTTAAAGTGGCAGTAAGAGCAGCCAAGTCAATGTCAGCACGTTGAATGTAGCACTGATTAGTAATGCCCAACGCAGAATAAGCAGCCAACAAGCCGTATTCGTTGAGTTCGTAACCGTTGATAGGAGTGCCATTGGTTGTTTGATAAAAGAACGGAACACCAAATGTAGCAGACAAATCACGCTGACTTGTCATTAAGTATAGTTTGTTAGCGTTAACTGTTAATGTACCTGGAGCAACTCCTAAGCCATCGCCAGAGACTTTGTTAGATGCTGTTGCAAGTAAAATGTAAGGTACCGAATTGGTAGCGTTAGGCAAGTATTGACTTTGGTCAACTACTGTGACTTGTACTCCAGGGGATACTAATGTTGTGGCCATTGTAAAATCCTTTTAATTAATTATTAATATTTAGCCGATAAGGTAAAAAGAAGGCATATTGTGTGCCTATATTTAGGTTCGTGATGCTGCGGCGGAATAAGTAAGGTTATGAGACCTATATGCCCTGTGTGCAATCAAAAACCCTGTGTGATTGCTTACCATAAAAATGAAAGAACCTACTATCAGAATCGGTGCGGGTCTTGTATCAGAAAGGGCAAAAAAATCAAGTTGCCCAGGCCACGCTGGGAGCTAGATGGTTACAAGAAAAAACCCACCTGTGACAAGTGTGGCTTCAGAAGCAAGTATTCAGCACAATTACTTGTGTATCACATTGATGGAAATATGAACAACAGTTCTGTGCGAAATCTTAAAACAATTTGCTTGAATTGTGTGGTGGATATTAAGCGGGCTGATTTACCGTGGAGGCCTGGAGATCTACAACCAGACGCTTGATCTGGCGGTAAAGATTATCTAGTCCTTCTTCGTTGTTGTCAATGACAGCGTCAAACTTGGTGCCAATCCAGGCAGTTTCGCTGGCGTGAATACCGTATGTTTCCAGTTGATTTTTGCTCAGGCGCCACTTTACATTGTTTTTAGGGCCACGGTTTACTTGTTTAGCAAGTTCGTACCACTCGGGTTCAGGTCCGCGAGTCACACGTATGACAATGCCGCCGGCAGCTTTGATGGCTTTGATTTCGTTGGGAAAACGACAGTCACTGATCACCACATCATCATGGGTTTTGCGTAGTTTGTTTTCCAAGGCTGCAATCCAAATATCATCATGAAAGCTACGACGAGCAACTTCTGTTCCCCAGACCTGTAGTACGTATCTAGGAGTCAGGTGCGGCATATCTAGCCGTGTGCTCCACCATGGATCCACTGTTTCGCGCCACTCTCTTGATTCCTTGGTGCGTCCTTCTAGGAGTTCACGATCCCAGCCAAACACCTGCGCTACTGCGTCTTTGAGAGCATGAGCAAACGATTCTCGTCGAAATTGGTGTATGTTTTGTAAATAGTCCGCAATGGTATCTTTTCCACTTCCAATTAGGCCACAAATTCCAATGATCATTTCATACTCTTAATGTTAAGGTGTTTGAATG